TCAGTTTGATCCTATTGCGTGGGGCATGGGTGGGGCAAAATCAGATAATTTCTGGTTCAACATTGTTACCTGTTCCTGGTTGTTTTCAGCCATCCAGGATCCGTACACGCGATAAACCATTTGTGAATCTGCATGACCCATTTGTTTAGCGATGAAGTTTGGGTTAGCTCCCGCAGCTAAAGACCAGCATGCATATGTATGCCTGGACTGATATGCTTTGCGGTGGCGAATGCCAGAACGTCTTATCGCTGTATCCCACATCTGACCGATAGAACTGACAGCGTAATGATGCCCCGCCAGGCCATTGCGCGTCACTATCTGCGGGTTGAATACGAAAGTGCATGGATGCATTTCGCTTCTCCCATACTCCCTCAGTTTCACCTCAATCTGATACTGCTTTCCTAACCTGGTCATCTCCGCCTGATTTTTCAGGATATCGACAGCCGGAGAAATCAGGTTAATCACTCTGTCGGTGCCAGCATCTGTTTTCGGAAGAGTAAATTCCTTCTGAGAAGTGAGGTTCCTTCTGATGATCATTGTTCCAGCCTTCAGGTCTATGTCCTCCCACGCAAGGGAAACTAACTCACCATGACGAACGCCAGTATAAACAGCCAGAGACCACATATTTTTTATCTGCTGATGTTTCATGGCGTCTATCATCCTTACGAACTCATCCCGAGCTAGTGGATCTGGTTCGGCCTTCGATTTCTTCAGCGGACTTATTCCGGCGAAAGGATTTGCTGGAATGTATCCGCTATCCGCTGCGAACTGGAACATCATTGCAGATACAGTCATGTAGCTGTTTACAGTAGGCACCGATCGGCCTTTGACGACACTCTTTTTCCGGTATCCGAGTAGTTGATATCCGGTTAGCAACTCTTTCCTGATAAACAACAAATCCTCTTTCGTAACCGATGATGCGAGTCGTGATTCACCTATGCGCGGGATCATATTACGAACAATGGACTTGTACCTGCCGAATGCATTGCTGGTAATCTCCATCTTCTTCAGTTCAAGCCACTTATTGGCTAACTCGAAAACAGTAATTTCCTTTGTTTCAGCACCAAATTTCTTCAGATTTGGCGACGATGGGAACTTTTCAGCATAGTTAAAACTTCCCGTTTTTATCGAGAAGCATACTGACGACCTCAACTCACCGGCTAACTTTCTGTTTTTTGGTGTATCAGGAACGCCGAGACTTTCCCTGACCCGGCATCCCTTATAGATGAACCATATGCGAAGTGATCCGCCATGGTTTTCAACGCCTGTTGGGTAAGCTGTTTTAGCCATTACTCCCTCCTGACGTCCAAGAGCCCGTTAAGCATAAACGGATCTTCATTGGCGTGCACCCGGTTGGTTTTTTCTGAGGCTCTCAACCCACTGGTCGACAGCTTTGCGGTTATACATGCATTCGCTGTTTTTCTTCGGCACGCCGTCTGGTGATATGTGTAGATATTCTCGTCCAACCATCCAGCAATTTTTTCTGGCTCGCTCAATGGTTCCTGGTCGTAAGCCGGTAATCTCGACGAGCTTATCTTCAGTTACCCATTCGTTGGGCACGATTAATGTCATTTCGCTCATGGGTTTCTCCAGGCAAAAAGAACCCGGCACGTGGCCGGGTAAAGGGATAATGGAGGCGGTGTTTTCGCACCCAATAGCCAGCTCATAACTGGCTATAAGTTGCGTCATTTACGCCAGGCAAAAGAGATTGGCTCCGGTGTAATCCACAGGTGCCGCATATTCGCCACGTTAACGATGTCTGAATCCCGCGGATATATCTCAACGGCATCACGATCCCCGTAACCGACAGCTGACTTTATCTCCTGCAGCACATCCCAACTGATGCCATCCTTCCACCGGCCGGAGCTGGCAATACTGGTGGTGTTCACTGACAGACGGATAACGCCGTTCTCTTCCTGGAACACCTGGACCAGAAAATAAGAATTAGCCCAGACGTTGCTCCGCTTCGGATCGTGGCACCGTACAGGCCATTGTGATTCCGGGACCGGTTTGAGTATTCCAATCATCGTCAGAGCCCCCTCTGCTTATTCTTCAGCTCGATAACAGATTGGCATTCCGCGCATGTTTGGCAGCCGGGAACTGCAGCGCGCCGCGGCGACGGAATACTCTCTCCGCATTCACTACAATGCTCAGCTGATACGGCGTTATGGTTTATGCGGTGTGCTGCGATCGCCATGTCGATGCGCTGCTGCGCTAGTTCGTTGGCCTGATCGATGATTTCTGCTGTCATGCTGCACCGCCTTCAACGCGTTTGAACTCGATAACCCACACCCAAGGGTTGACCTTCCAACTTCCTTCGCCGTAGATGGACTCCCACAGCCGCGCAAAGTTGTCATATGGAGTCCAAACCTCTCCGCCACTATCTGGGTCAGAGTATGTTGGCCGCCATCCGGTAAGCTCCATGCCTTCAGCTTGCGCATCTTCTTGGCTGATAGCGTTCAACCGCTCAACCCGCACGTCTGTAATTTCCAGCAGAATGCGACTGGCCCAGCGCGGCATGTGTATCGATGGCGTCCACTTCTCAGGCGTTGCCGGCTTATTGCAGAGCGATACAGGCACGCGGTGGGTTTGATCCGTCCAGGAATTTCGCATGCTGGCTTTGTATACCAAGGTGGCAACGTCTGTAGCCCGGCTATGAACCCGAAATGTCTCTCGCACCCAAATCCGATCACCTGGCTTGCCAAATGCGCTGTTCAGATAGTTTCCCGCTGATAATTCCCCGGCCAGTTCATTGCCAGCCAGCTCGCATCCAAGGTTTTTATCATGTACTGGGAGTTTCACTGGTCGCCGAGTCTGCGTCTTGCGACCGTCGAGAATGGCGCGAACCATCTCACCGTTAAAAATTATTCCGCGTTCTTTCATGACTCAACCGCCATACTCAGCTTCTCGCCGAGCGCAAAGATGTAGTCGCGTAATTCTTCCAGTGACTGCGCTTCTGATTGCAGAATTTCACGATGGCAAAGTTCTTTCACCAAGTGCTCGAACTTGCTGTAGTAGCCGAGTCGAGCCAGCGTTTCCTGACCGGCGTTCTTACCATCCTTAATAATGCGTTTCTCGTTCAGGATGAGGTCATGCGTTGACCCTGTGACGACGTATTTATCACCGAGTTCGATGTGTAGGTTTTTGCTCATGATTCCACTCCATACCGCCCATTCATGCGGCCAATAACACTGACAAATTTCACCAGGCTGACACCCATAGGCTTTACCTTCTCGTAGTGCTTGCGAAGGATGGGGGGGCATACAGCGTTCCACTTCGGTTTAGGCTTTACGCTCATCGCTTTGGTTATCTCTTCTGCGCAGCGACGAGCCTGGGCGCGGAGAGCGTTTTCTTTTTCTTCTGGCGTCATGCTGCCTCCGTCTTCACAACGTCAATGGCGCAGCCGGGGATCAGCTCAACGGAAGCGGTGGCGCACTGGTTTCCCCAGTGACTCCAGCCTGGCGCTGCGCTGCGGCTGAACAGCTCAATGCGTGGCACGTCACCGTAAAGCAGCTCCAGGCGGTGGCGCACTTCCCACGGTTTCTCGCTGTGAGCGCCGAGCGGGCTGTAGACCACCTGCTTAATGCCGGCATGCTTGCGTTCCACCCCGGCGCCGCGGGTGGCGATCAGCACGTCTTCGGTATTGGCGCGAGTGTGGTTGCCACCGTTCATGCGCGTCTCGGCATTCAGCAGGTCGAGGAAGTCGTAAAAATTGGCGACGTCTCCCTCTGCCAGAGCCTTGGTAATGCGCAGCTCGGCCAACTGATTCAACTTTACCCAGGTGAAGCCTTTCATCGTGCGTACCGTAAAGCCCCAGGCCTCGGCCAGCTCGATCGCCTCCAGGTTGTGGGTGCCGGTGTACCACATCGCCAGCACAGCGTTATCCGCAGCGAGTTCCCATACAGGGAGCCGTTTCATATCGAGCATACTCATAGTTGGGTAGTGCTCGACAGCTGCACCGTTGCTGATGGTGTTGCCATATGACCAGGGAGGATCAGCGTAGATAAGTGAGTATCGTTTCATAGGACTGACTCCATTTCATCGATATAGAGGCCAGATGCGATAAGCCGGCGGCGCCGGGCCGCTTTATCAATACATTTCTGGCGGCTGCCAGAAGCGGCCTGAGCTATAGAGCGTTTAGTGAACAGGCGCGTTTTGCCCTGCGGGGTGATCACCTTTGGCCTTGTGATCAAATCAAAGGTGCGATCGCAGATTCCATCCTCATTGAGCCAGGTTTCAGATGCGACCAGTTGCGCAATACGGCCTTCTCCCCTGGTTACGCTGTTCGCAACGCGGTTAAATTCAATAAGCGACACGCCAAACTTCTCCGCTATTTCGCTGCCGGTTACAGGGCGGCCGCGCGTCTGAATCATCCAGACCACGCGTTCGCGGAGGCCGGAGAATTTCCCGACTTTGCCGGGCCTGCGGTAAAATGGAGTGCGTTTCATTTCCACTGCTCCCCGAAGGTAAAGCCGATCTCTTCTAGCGATTCGTCCATCTTGCTGATGAACTCCGGTACCATTTCGCTGAAGTCGGACATGTATTTGTCGTCGCGCTCAACAACCACGTGATGAATGCCTTCTCGCTTCATGCGAGGGTCATAATTCGCGAAATACCAAGCATCCTTGCCGGTTACCCACATGCTGAATTGCACCTGGGCCATATAGGCGGATTTGATAGCCTCAAAGCCGCCAAGCCGGAATTTCATGAAGTCGCGAGAGGTGAAAGGGCACTTCAGCTCAAGGCCGCGGCCATCACTACACAGGCCGTCAGGTGAACAGGCGGTACGCATGCCTTCGTCGCGGAACAGGATCGGAGACTCCGTGACTTTCACGTCAGTGGTGAACTCAAAAAGAGTGCGGGCGTCTTCCTCGTACTGCTTACCCCAGGCCAGCGCCTTGGCGTTTATCTCTGGCGCGACGCCGGTGCATACCTCGGCGAGTAGGGTGTGGAAATAGGACATTTTCATGTCTGTCCACTTCTTCCCAGATCTTGGCTTGGCGATGACGTTGTGTACTTCTGAGGCGGTGATAACGCCGAGGCGCAGCTTATGCCACGCCTCATCGCCCTGTTCTATGGTGGTCACGTCAATGCCAGTACGCGCCAGGATGGTTTCTGGTGTCATGCTGCTGCCTTCTGTCTGAGGAACCCGAGAGCCTTAACACCTTCCAACTCTGTCAGTTCGGCTGGCTGCGTGATAGGGCGTTTGAAAATGCGAGAACATAGAGGGAGAAGATCTGCGTCCCATGTCTTATCCAAAGAGACAAGCAGGTCGTTAATCTCTTTCTGTGTGGTTTCGCTTAGCGGCGTTATATCGCGCTCAGGCTGACGCTCTGCTGCAAAGTTGATACCTTCTTCGCCCTCAGTGTTAACGTGGTCGATGGCAGCGTCTAATCGTTCACGCCGCGGCCAATACTTTGCAGCCTGTTTCACGACTGTCTTAAGGATCATCTGCTCTTCGTCAGTGACCCATGGACACTTCTTGCTGTTGTCAGATTTATACTTTTTCCACGCTTCAGACCGGTCACGGATTGCGTAAATAGCGTCGATACGCATCGTATGAGTGAGGTAATCACCGTCGTCAGTTTTTACCGTTACATACGCGCCTACGATGTCCCCACGCTGCTCTTCGGTATCAAAGTCGTTGTAGATGTGAGCTGGTGGCTTATCAATTCCCTCGCGGCGGAACTGGTCGTTTCTACGAACTATGGCCGACTGGCACCACTTAATTGCGCCTGACTGCTGCGCGATATGCATCAGACCCATGTAACTGATGTCGAGGCATACGGCGCCTTTTCTCGGTACCAGGTAAGCAAGTTTTTGTGCCGGGTTGAGAGAGATACCGATCGCAGCAACGTTGATAATGGCGTTCTGCGTGCTTGTCTGGTTCTGGAAGGCGACTTTGGCGAGATAATCGTTGTTCTGGAAAAGCTGGATGGCAAACTGGCTTTCTTTCGCCCATACCATCCGTTCGTCAGTAGCCGCCTTAACGAAAAGCGGCTCTTGCTGTTTGACGAAGTCCACAAGAGTGAAACCCATCTTTAACTCCTTTAGTCATGTTCAGAAGGGGCAGGAGGCTAGTCGCCCCCATTCCTCTTCAGCGCGGGCATAGGCACAGGCAGAGATGTAATCGTTATAGGCTTCTTCAGCCTTATCACCGATAAGGGCTAGTTGAGCCGCCTTTGGAAGAAAAAGGCTGCTCATTTGCAGAGGCTTAGCCGGGAACATGGCGATCAGTTCTTTCGCCCGGTCATCAATCCACTTTTCTTTGTCCTCGGAAAGCTGCTGCTCAACCCAGCGACGATCTTCTATGCGGTCGTATGTGAGAAATGCGCTCATGGCTTCTCCTGAATTTTTGGTGTACGAATCCCGCCCGCTTGTTGCCAGGCAGAACGGTTGAATAGGTTGGTTAGTTGCTTAAGCCGTTTCTGCGTCCATCGAGGTAGATCTCGATGAGCAGGGCTTTGGTGTAGGTACGTTCGCAGCCGCGGTGAAGGTATAACTTCCCGCGCTTGTGATCCGATGCCGTCCATGTGCCGTCGCGATGCTTAACCAGCATGCCTGGCTGAACGGCGCCGCGGTTAACGGTCTGGGTACCGTAGTGCTGACTAATCATGGAAGACCTCCATCACAAACAAGGCAATCAGCAGGTATATGGCTATCAAGCCAATGCAGATGCGGGTCAGGTTTCGCCAGCACCGGCGCGACATACCGCAACGACCATCATCAAATTCATCGTGATTCATATCACCCTCGTTGCCTTATCGCCGGCCAGCGGAACAAGAAAGACTTCTGCGCTTAATCTCTGGCGGTGGATGGCCGCCGGTTGTCATAACGAAACAGGCTCTTTGAACCCGCTTGGGTATGAAAAAAGCCGCTGGTTAGGCGGCCCTGAGTTTGTTGACGTAATTCATGCAGGCTGTAGGGCTGCATGTTCGCCATGTGGCTTTATGTTGCATCCGCTTGCTTGGCGGGTAGTAAGCAACAGTCCCTTGCGGTGTGCGAAATATGAGGGTGTTTTCTCCCTCTTCGAACTCAACTCCATTACGCTGAAAGAATGCCTTCATCCCTTCATGTGCCGAGTTGCGCGCTTTCCTGCGCCGCTCTTTAAGTTCTGGCTTCATGTCTCGCCAAAACTCGCCCATCGTATAATCGTCGTCTGCCATAAAACCCTCTGTCGTTACCCGCTGATGCGGGAGAAATGCTTTGGTGGTGAGTTGCCAGCATTACGACTGCCACTATGTGGGAGTATCCGGCCGCCTTCGCGTCATCCTAAAACTCACCCCAAAACATTCCTGTGGTACTTCGCCACACTCTCGCAGTGGCCGCGCTCATGCCCTTGAGTTTGTAAGCCCATCGGCCGCCCATAACCAGTTCAGGATTGGCGTTCCCGATGCTTCCCCGGCGCTACTTATATTCATTAACCCTAACCAGATGCGAAGCTGGCTCACGACGAGAGACTCGGGCGCAGGTTATGATCCTGCGATTGCGGCCATTCGGCTACTGCGGTCTGTCCGCTCTAATGCTTCATTAGAATCACTCCTCTAAGTTGATGCCCCGATGTTCAGGGCGACTGAGCAACCAACCATCACCGGACCGTAATCCTCTTCGTGTGCTATACCCGCCACGCGTTACACACCTGCCTCAATCCCATTGGGCGCCATTTCAATTTGCCAGGAGCGCTCCGGGTGATTGTGTTGCTTATCTGATTTGTTAATGAGCAGGCGACTTGCTGTCCGCCGCGGCTTAACTCTGGTGGCCGCATCGATGTTTCGTTTCGATGGGTTGATAATAGCTATGAGTATTATTGATAGCAATACGTATTGATATTATTTAATAGCAATTGAAATTAAATGGCTGATAGCGAAAGGAATTTATTTTTGTAAAAGATGCGTGCTATGCTCAAAAAAACATCACGAGGGGATGGGCATGGAACGAGATGAACTTGCAGATGACCGGATGGCCTTCATGGCTGGATAGGTGGGGTGCGTAGTATTCGAGCTGATTTATAATGGCATTGAGATCAACAAAGAGAACATTGTCGGATTTCTGGAGGGAAAGCGTAAGGCTGTAGGTAATGTCATTCACAAGGGGTTGCTGCGTGACGCTGCAGAGATGGTGCGGAAAGGGAAGTAGGGCAATAAAAACCCGGCTAGGTGGCCGGGTTGCATTTGATATAGTTAATTACCCTACTCTTCTAAAGATAAGTAAGGGGGTCATTCCATATGAATCACTGCTCCTACCTGCTTGTTCTTTGATCATGTCTAGAAAGTTTTGTAACCCTGATTTAAGATCATGTTCCGGGAAAGCAGGTGTATCATCGACGCCAGCACCTTGTATATAATCAGGCAAAGCATCAATTAAACCAATAACATGCCATGTTCCTGGTATGGTTCCGCCATATTTTAGGGCTAAGTCATCAGGATTGATCGTTAGGTATTCTTTATCAATAGACATCCACATAAGTTGACCATTCTCATCAATAAAATCAACCTGTAGAATGTTGGGAACGATATTGATGAGTTTTTTTACCACTCCAAATGTAAGCCCTGGAGATATTTCGATCTCATCGAAATCTAGTTTCCCTTTCAGTTTTGCCTTGGCCTTTGGAGGAAGGTTTGGTGTGTTAGATTGAGCATGAGCCATTTCACCAAAAATGGGCATAATCTTCTGAATTGTTGACACATCGAAGATTCGCATTTTGCCAACAGAATGAACGACTGAACCTAGATTTTCACCATTAAGCCCAGTTTTTATCATTCCAACTTCAGATAGTTTGTCGAGAAAGTTAATTGGCAGGGACCATGAAGCATCAAACGTTTTCTCTTGAGAATGAGCTATGGACTCGTCGACGCCAATTTTTCCTTTAATAATCTTTACGTTAAGTTCAACTGATTTGTTCGATTTATCTGTATCAGAAGTAGTTTGCTTAATGCTTGTCACCACTCCAGCATTGTGAAGTTGGGCTGTGAGAGAGCTAACTCGTACACGATCTATATAAAGAAAATCAAATAGTGAATCTATGCTTTGTTGTTCTTGCTCCATTGTTCCAATCCTCTTTAAATTTTTCCTTTTTTTTAGCAATATTCTGTTGCTTTTCATCTATTTCATCAATGATTTCAACAATCTTATCCATGGCCTCATTAGGCTCGTTGGGTTTGATTTGTTTCAATAATTTTTTGAGCATGATGAATCCCCAAAGAGAACCGGTAGTCTAAATTATGTTCTCTTAACGTCGTTAAAGCAACTCCATCACCCAATCGTCTCATTAGGCCAATGTTAGAGCTTGTTGTACGCTATGGACTCGTGGATGAGTGCTTTCCCCATGATGTAAAGCTGGTCCTGGTTCTCCTCAGTCACATACCAATCCTTATATGCCGGGTTATCTGAAAGCACGGCTAATTGCAGACCCTGCATTTGCAGGCGCTTAACATGGAAGTGCTGCCCAAAGACAAATGCGTATACTCCATCAACCTTGAAGCTCCTCACTGACACATCGAAGAAAAGGCGATCACCGGACTTAATCGTTGGGCACATGCTGTCGCCGTCTACAGTCATTACTTTCACATCTGCTTGTGAGCGGTTACCAAACAGAGAGCGTGCATGTTCAGTGGTGAATTCAATGGCGTGAAGGACCTCGACGAATTCGGATATCATAAATGAGCCAGGTCCCGCACTTACAGTTAGGTCAAGTACCTCGACCCTGAAGACATCTGAAGGGGAAGTGTTCTGCTGTGGTAGGGCAGATACAGGTTCTTGCCCATCATCACGCATTGGCCCAGACCCAGTTGAAAGCCAATCTGTTCTCACTCCGAGAGCCTTTGCTATCTCAACTATTTTTGTTGAGCCACGGGCATTCCCACTAGTTAACCTCCAGATCGTTGGCTGAGCCACTCCAGACGCCTTCGCCAAGGCACCCTGAGACATACCAGATAGTTCCATCGCCAGGTTAAGGCGCTCTGCAAGAGTTTCTTTTTTCATGACATTAAATTTATACGCTTGCGTATTGGTGGTCAAAACACGTTTAGCTATTGCCATAATCAATACGCATTGCTATTATCAATTCATACCAATACTCATAGGAATTGGAATATGACGAACAAAACCATCCAGCGCGCGATTGATATTGCTGGTAGCCAAAAAAAGTTAGCCGACTTGTGCGGAGTAGCGCAGCCGACGGTATGGCGCTGGTTGCACGGCGGTGGCATCGACGCTCGCTACGTAATGAAGATTGTCTCTGCTACCAACGGAAAACTAAAACCAGCAGATATCCGTCCTGATCTTGCACAACTGCTTGGTGCTAGTAATACAGCCGCCTGAGCCGCGTTAAAGCTCAACGCTCTTTAACAATCGGAAATTAAATCTAACGGCTGAATTATCAGCCATTTGGAAACTATTTAACTAAGGGAATGCAAATGCAATCACTTACGTATCAACACAATACCGGATTCGTTCCGGCCGCGATGATAAATCGCGCTCAAACAAAGCAGGATCACGATCATGACCTGATCCGAGATGCAGTAAGAGCCTGGGCGTCGGCTATCGACAATCAGGACGTGGTATCAGCTCTGATTATCAACGAGTACCGGGAGCAGGGCGGCGATTCAATCAGCTTTCCTGACGATATCAGCCGAGCCCGGCAGAAACTCTTTCGCTTCCTGGATAACCGGTTTGATTCGGATCAGTACCGCGAGAACGTTCGCCAGCTGACACCGGCAATCATGGCCGTATTACCGCTCGAATTCCGAACCAAGCTGGCGCCGCAAAACGACACCATGTCGCTGATAGCTTCGGCAATGAAAGAGTGTGCAGAAGCCAAGCAGGCAGTGCTTCTTAACGCACCTGAGCATCAGAAACTGAAGGAGGTAAGCGAGGGTATCGCTTCGCTGTTTCGCCTCATGCCGGAGCAGGTAGGCCCACTGATGACGATGGTGACATCAATGCTGGGGGTTATGTGAAGACTTCAGAAATGGCGAAAGCCGCGGTGCTGCAACACCAACGGCTTTCAATTGCAAATAACGTCAGTCAATTGCGAGGTCATTATGACAAACGCTAATCAAAAACGCCAGGCGCAGGAGGTTTAACTGTGTCGAACGTAGCTTACGCCAATTTCGCGGCACACTCAGCCGCTAGGAGCAACAGGATGGAGAACCAGAAGTCTGGTTACGTCCCGTTGTACCGGAGCATCAAGAAGAAGTCATGGGCTAAAGACGTGTTCCTGCGCACATTGTGGGAAAACCTTCTCATTGACGCAGCCAGGCAGCCATATGTGGCCTTCTTCAAGGGCAAGCAATGGCCTCTGCAACCCGGTCAACTGGTCGTCACTGCTGCAGATCTTGGGCTTCAGTTGTGTGACCGTCAGGGTAATCCGACAAGCCGTGACGCAGTGGAGAGAATGCTGTCTGTTTTCGTTCGAGAAGGGATGATTACCATCGAGGGAGAGAAGCGAAAAGGCAGGGTGATCACCATTAAAAACTATGTCGAATATGCTCAAAAAATGGACGATTTGCCCGCACATAAAGCCGCACATATAAGCGCACATGACGAAGCCAGTAATGGCGCGGGTTCGGAAGGGTATGCCGCACATAAAGCCGCACAATTCCCCGCACATCATGAACAAGAAGGTAATAACAAGAATATAAATAACTCTTCGTCCGAGAATTCTGACGAATCCTCTGACAAGCCCGGAAAGAAAACTCCTGCTTTGAGACCAGAAGCAGCGATCCAGAGCGGAACCAAATGGGGAAACTCTGAAGACCTCCGCTGTGCTGAATGGCTGTTCGCCGTCGTACAGGGCATCGCCCCCTCTGCAAGAAAACCGAACTACGCCACCTGGGCGAATGATATCCGCCTGATGCGAGAGCGTGACAAGCGCACCCACAAGGAAATCGCCTCGCTGTTCAAGTGGGCCTGTGAAGACAAATTCTGGAAGGGCAATGTCCTGTGCCCATCAACCCTTCGAGAAAAGTGGACTCAGCTCGATATCAAGCGAGCTAAGCAGACCCAAGGAACTGCTGCCGACAAGCCAAAGGTTGACCTGACCAACACTGACTGGATTTACGGAGTGCAGCTATGAAAAGCCTTGCAGAGCAGATGCATAACTTTGACCGCGAGCAGATGCGCCGCGTTGCGCACAACCTGCCGGAGCAGTACGACGAGAAACCGCAGCTTGAGCAGGTGGCCCAGGTCATCAACAGCGTGTTCAGCCAGTTGCTGGCCGCGTTCCCGGCAACCACTGCAAACCGCGACCAGACCGAGATGAACGAAATCCGGCGCCAGTGGGTTCTGGCATTCAGGGAAAACGGCATCACCACCATGGAGCAGGTTGCGGCTGGTATGCGGGTAGCCCGTCGTCAGGAACGCCCATTCCTTCCGTCACCCGGCCAGTTTGTCGCCTGGTGCAAAGCTGAAGAAGCCACGGCGGCAGGGTTACCTAATGCCGATCAGCTGGTGGACATGATTTACCAGTATTGCCGCACCCGCGGACAGTATCCGGATGCCGAATCCTACCCGTGGGAGTCCAACGCGCACTACTGGCTGGTTACATCCCTGTACCAGAACATGCGCGCAAACGGCCTCAGTGACGCTGAGTTGCGCCGTAAAGCATCAGAGGAACTGGCGCGCATGGCTAACCGAATTAACTCAGGAGAGACGATTCCGGAACCCGTTAAGCAACTTCCTGTTCTTGGTGGTAAGCCGTTATCACGCATGCAGGGGCTGGCCAGGCTGGCTGAAATTCGCGAGAAGCACGGACTGAGAGGACGCAAACAATGACCGGCAAAGACGCAATTCTGAATTACCTCAAGACACACAAAACCTGCAGCTCCCCGGATGTGGCTGAAGCCTCTGGCATGACGCACACCTGTATCAATCAGGCGGCAAACATTCTGGCAAAGCAGGGCGTACTGGTAGCAGTAGCGAAGGTCTGGCGAACGGTTCACTACCGGCTGGCCACCGAGGAAGAAATATCCGGCCAGAAGAGCACCAATCAGATTTTCCACGAGTGCCGGCAGAGCCCGGTTATGAAACGAATTTTAGCGGTCTACGGGAGAGCGCAGGCATGAATAACGAAAACGGATTAACACCGAGCCAGTTGGCGGAACGTAACGCAACTCTGGTAACTGAAATTGAG